GTTCTCACAACATTGTAGATTCATTTTGACTTGTAACTATGTTGAGAAGGTAATTGAACCAATTCAATCTCGTTGCCAATCTTTCCAAATTGTACCTCCAACTAAAAAAGATGTTGCAGTTCAAATCTCAAAGATTTTGGGAGCAGAAGGTGTAACATTTGAACCAAAGGATTTAGTTCCAATTATTGATGCGGGTTACCCTGATATTCGTAAGATTATCAATACCTGTCAATTGAACTCAAACAAAGGTAAATTACAAGTGGATACTCAGAATCTATTGGAGAATGATTACAAAATGAAAGTTTTGGATATTCTTAAATCAAAAGATGATAAGAGAAACAAATATATGACTATGAGACAAACTATTATTGATAGTAGAGTAACTGATTTTACCGAATTGTTTACACTTCTATATGATAAGGTAGATGAATACGCTCCATCTAATACAGCAAATGTTATCATAGCATTATCGGAAGGACAGACAAGACATTTCCATTCTATTGATAAGGAAATTCCAATGGCAGCAACATTAATCGAAATATTAAACTTAATTTAAGATGGCAAAAGTAATCGGAATGGGTGGTGGAAAGCCACAAACAGCATCAGAACAAACAACACAACAACAACCTAAAATTGATTTAGGTAAATCTAAACCAATCGTATGTGCGGAATGTGGATATGATACATTTGTAGATGGTTCAAAATTTAGAAAGATATCTAAGTTGATTACTGGTACAGCGCAAGATGTAGTAGTACCAATGGAAGTATTTCTTTGTGGAAATTGTGGAGAACCTGTTGAGGAGTTAATGCCTGACCAAATGAAAGCATTACTACAAATGGATAAAAACAAAGCTGACGAGAATAATGGCTAGTAAAACCTTATTTGACCATGTAAAATCGGTAACCAATGACCAAAACCCAAAGTATTGGGATACGTTAGAAGAATCTGATAAAAAAACGTGGAGCAACTATATGCTGTTTAGATTTCTATCTATGAAATATGAATGGACGGAAACTATTGCAACTGTTCAACCACTTTTGCAAGAGGTACCTCCTAAAGCAGCATATCTTGCCTTAATAGATTTACTTCCAAAGGGTAGACACTTTATGAAGTATATGAAACCTAAAACTGCTGATAAGTATGAAGGTTGGTTAGTTGAGTTAGTAGCTAAACACTATGAGGTATCTAAGTTAGAAGCAGAGGATTATTTGAAGATTCTATATAACTCTAAAAGTGGTAAAGAACGTATCATTCAGTTAGCTGAAGATTATGGTGTTGAACCAAAGATAATTAAGAAGCTAAAAATTAAAGTATAATAAAAATGAGAAAAGTTTGGTAATCCCAAACTTTTTTCGTATATTTGTATAACAAAAGTAAAGTTATGGCAAGAGTAAGTTTTTCCCAATATTCAACATATTCATCGTGTCCTCAACAATATAAGTTGAGATACATTGATAAGTTGGGGGAATCATCGGCTAACATATATACAATTTTTGGAACTTCCATTCACGAAACAATCCAACATTTCCTTTCGGTAATGTATGGGGTTTCTAAGAAACAAGCAATGGAAATCGATACCGATAAATTGTTGTTGGACTGGATGAGAAAGGAATATACCAAAGAAACCGAAAAACTATCCGAAGGAACCATATGTACTCAGTTAGAGTTAGAAGAGTTCTATGGAGATGGTAGAAGGATTTTAGAGTGGTTTAAGGCAAAGATAGATAAATTCTATACAAAGACTGGATTTGAGTTAGTAGGAATTGAGATTCCTCTAAACGCTAAGATTAAAGAGGGTGTACAATTCATTGGATTTATTGATGTTGTTATGAGAGATTTATCAGATAACTCAATCATCATTATCGATTTGAAAACATCAACAATGGGTTGGAATAAGTACGCTAAGGCTGATAAGTTCAAAAACGCTCAGATTGTTCTATACAAAAAATACTATTCTGAGTTATTCAACATCCCATTGGATAAGATAAAGGTGGAGTATCAGATTATGAGAAGAAAACTATATGAAGATGCACCATTCCCAATCCCATATATGTCAAAACATATTCCAGCAAATGGTAAACCAACTGTAAACAAAATTTACAATGAGTTTATAGAATTTGTTGATACTGTATTTGATGATGAGGGTAAATTCAGAGATATTGATTATCCAAAACAACCAGGTGAACGGCAAAAAAATTGTAAGTTTTGTGAGTTTGGAGCTAGGGGATTATGTGATAAGAAAAATTAATGAAAAATAAATATCTATATACTTATATATATAAATTATATGTAACACTATGGATATAGAAACAAAATTAACAACGGTTAAAATTTTAAAAGGAGTATATTCGAATTTTAAAAGAGTATCATTTGAATCAGATGTAACGTTGCAGAAATTAGTAAATCGAACAGTTGAAAGATATGTAACTGATGAAGAATTCAGACAAGAAATGAATGAATATTTAAAGTTACAAATTTCAGGTTCACAATTTTAAAAAGTTATTTTAATAAGTTATGAGTAAAAAGAAAAAGATTCTTCTTCTTTCCGATGATTTGAGAATGGCGAGTGGTATCGCTACTATGAGTAAAGCATTGGTAATGGGTACTGTTGATAAGTACGATTGGTTTCAAGTCGGAGCCGCAATTGACCACCCTGAAAAAGGTAAGATTTTAGATGTATCAGCTGATATCGCCAAACGAACTGGTGTGGAGGATGCTAGTGTTAAGATTCTACCTTGGACTGGTTATGGTGACCAAGACTTAATTAGACAATTAATTAATTCAGAACAACCTGATGCAATCCTCCACTTTACTGACCCACGCTATTGGATTTGGTTATATGATATGGAGCATGAGATAAGACAAAATGTTCCAATCTTATTCTACGCAATTTGGGATGATTTACCAGACCCATTATATAATCGTAATTATTACGAAAGTTGTGATTGGATTGGCTGTATCTCTCGTCAAACCTATGGTATTGTTTCTCGTTTAACCGCATTAACTGATAAACCAACTTGGAAACCTCATTCAGATTGGCAAGTTGGTTATGTACCACATGGAATCAATCCTAAAGAATACTTTCCAGCTGATGTACCAGCTGAGTTTCGTTCTGAAATTCTAAAAGGTAACGAATATGATTTTGTATTCTTCTGGTCAAATAGAAATATTAGAAGAAAACAACCTGCGGATGTGATTATGGCATTCAAAGAATTTTGTGATAGAATTGGAGAAGAAAAAGCATCTAAAGTTGCATTGGTAATGCACACTCAACCAATTGACCAAAATGGTACCGATTTACCAAAAGTTGTTGAAACATTAGCACCTAAGTGTAATATCATATTCTCAGACAAACGAAGAAATACCGATGAATTGAATTACCTATATAATATGGCTGATTGTACAATCAACATAGCAGGTAATGAGGGATTTGGATTGACAACCGCTGAATCAATAATGGCTGGAACTCCAATTATTGTAAACGTAACTGGTGGATTGCAAGACCAATGTGGTTTTAAATTTAAAGATAGTGGAGAAATCCTAACAGCTGAAGATTATGTTAAGATTGGTTCACTTCACAATTGGAGAGATTGGGAAGATAAAGTAGAAGCTGGTGTATGGGCTAGACCTGTATGGAGTAGAGCACAAACATTAGCCGGTTCAGTACCAACTCCTTATATTTGGGATGATAAAGTTGATGTATATGATGTGGCAACTGCTATGGAAGATATGTACAACACTCCTAAAGATACTCTTAAACAAAATGGATTGGAGGGTAGAGAAGCTTTCATCGGTGAAATGGGATTATCGGATACTAATATGTGTAAAACATTAGTAGATGGAATTGAATTAACCTTTGAAAATTGGAAACCAAGAAAAAGATACGAATTATTTAATATAAATTAAAAACATTATGGAAAAACCAACATTACAAGAACTAACTACTGATTATGTAACGTTCTTTGGATTAAAAAACTCAGAACAATTAAGAAATTTATATTCTGATACTGTTTCACTTATAGATTGGAATGGTGAACATCATGGTAAGGATAACGTACTTAATGAAAATGCTAATTTTTTCAATAACAACACATTCTCAATTACTTTGTTGGAAAGCTCTACATCTGGTAGAAAAACTTTCAACAAAATAAGATTAGTAGTTAATGATGTTGAATTAGATGTGATGGATGTAATTACATTTGATTCTGATGATAAAATTTTTGAAATAAAAGCATACAAAGGATAAGTTATGAGTAAACCTCTATTAGTATATCAGGCTCCAGTATTTACTCGAAGTGGTTATGGTGACCACGCAAGAGATATTCTGAAGAGCTTATTTAAAATGGATAAGTATGATGTAAAAGTTGTACCAACCCGATGGGGAAATACTCCTCAGAATCAAATTGACCCACAAAGTGAATTTGGAAAGCAAGTATTTTCAAATGTAGTTACACAACTAAATCAAAAGCCGGATATCTTTATGCAGATGTCTGTTGCTAACGAATTTGAACCAAAGGGTAATTTTAACATTGGTATTACTGCTGGTGTTGAAACTACTGTAATTCCTAAAGATTTTATCGATGGTTCAAATAAAATGGATTTGATAATTGTACCATCTAAATTTACAAAGGATTTGATGTTATCAACCGCATACCAAGAAAAAAACAACCAAACAGGTCAGATTGTAAATGAATATAAAATCACAAAACCAGTTGAAGTTTTATTTGAAGGTGTAAATAAAGAGATATTTTCAAAAGGTACTGAATCTTTGGATTTAGATAAATTAGAAACTGATTTTAACTTTCTATTTGTTGGACATTGGTTAAAAGGACATTTAGGGCAGGATAGAAAAGATGTGGGGATGGTAATCAAAACTTTCTCTACGGTATTCAAATATCTACCTAAAGATAAAAGACCGGGTCTTATTATGAAAACATCACATGCTGGATTTTCAGTAATAGATAGAGAGAATACGCGAGAAAAAATTGATAATATTCTAAAAACGTTGGGTGAAGATGCACCTAAAGTATATTTGTTGCATGGTGATTTAACTGAAAATGAAATGTCATCATTATACCATCATCCAAAGGTAAAGGCAATGGTATCATTCACTAAAGGTGAAGGTTATGGCAGACCTTTAGCTGAATTTACTATGACTGGTAAACCAATCATTGTAAGTGGTTGGAGTGGGCATATGGATTTTTTACCTATTGAAAATACTGTATTTTTGGAAGGACAACTTACAAATGTTGATGAATCGGCAGCTGATAAATTTATCCTTAAAGAGGCTAAGTGGTTTACGGTAAATTATTCAGATGCAGCAAACAAATTGTATAAGGTTTATAATGAATATGATTCTTACTTAAAGCAATCAAATGGATTAAAAACCAATACATTAAATAACTTTACATTGGAAAAAATGGATGAGGTATTTAGTG